ACGAAGCAAAATTGAGCAGTTTGCAAAAGAAATTTCAAAACTCGCTTATGTAAAATTTACTCATTTTGGCTCCATTGATATTTTTAATGAAACAGTAACAATAGACCTAAACCGAAGCACAGCAGAACCAAGACAATCATAGAAAAACAAAAAATGAAACTACACCGAACTACCGAGGGCGTTGATGAACTTATTAACACTCTTTGCACAATGCAGAGCAGTTTTGCAATGCAGCATGGAACCTACACCACTAAAATAGATACAGAAAACGGCATGATCAGGTTTTTTACAACCTCATTCTCAAACCGGGTATTTATTGCAGCTCAAATGATTAAAAAGGATATTGTAAACTCTCCCAGGGGAGTTGAAATTATTGCCGGAAACTTTGAAAAGACAAATTTCGGCAACCGAGATAATTTGCAGCCATTTAAAGCAAGCAAAATTTTGAACATTGATATTTCCGGAGCTTATGGGCGCTGCCTTTTTGTTAATGAATTGATCACTGAGAAAACCTACAAATACATTCTCACGCTAAAAAAAGATGAAAGATTGCCTGCAGTAGGTATGCTTGCCAGGAGCTTCACAGTATTTAACTACGAGTGCGGCGAATGTACAGATATAAGAGTAGAGAGGTCCGCAACAGCTCAGGTATTTTTCTATCTCATTCAGGAAATTGACAATGTCATGAGGGCTTGCCAATGGGCCTTAGGAAAACACTTTTTTTTCTATTGGGTTGATGGCATATTTTTTAGCTATGACACTCCAAAGGCCTTAGTTGCTGAAGTTGAAACCATTTTAAACAACCGGGGCTATAATTACAAATACGAAACTATTGAAAACTTTGCTTTAAAAAAGAACCGGGACCTGTTTACAATCGAAATGACTAAAAACGGCGAATTTAAGCGCTATCAATTTACAGATAGCAGCACCGGCAAAGAGATAACCAGGCTCATGAATGACAAAATAAAACAACAATCAATATACTAACCATGGCTAAAACAAAACCAATAAACTACACAATTCAGGAGCTTCACAAACTCTCTGAAACGCCTATTTTATTTTTACAAATAATTCAGGCCAACAAATATCAGTTACAAGTTTATAACAACGATCCGGCGAGAAATGAGAAAGTAAAATTTATCCGGGAATGGTACAAGGCTAAAACAGGGCAAACGAAATGAATCATGGTAGTTTGTTCTCCGGAATCGGAGGCTTTGACTTAGCGGCTGAGTGGGCAGGTTGGGAGAATGTTTTTCACTGCGAGTGGAATCCATTTGGGCAAAAGGTTTTGAAACACTATTGGCCTCAGGCAGAATCCTTTAACGATATAACAAAAACAGATTTTACACCATATGCAAACAAAATTGATATTCTCACAGGCGGATTTCCATGCCAGCCCTACAGTAGCGCCGGAAAGCGCAAAGGCAAAGAAGATGAACGCCATTTATGGCCCGAAATGCTTAGAGCAATTAGGGAGATTCGCCCGCGTTGGGTTGTGGGCGAGAATGTTCTCGGCCTTATTAATTGGTCAAGAGGGCTGGTGTTCCACGAGGTGCAGGATGATTTGGAAACTGCGGGGTACGAGGTACAACCGTTTTTACTTCCAGCTGCGGCCGTTGGCGCACCCCACAGAAGAGATCGAATCTGGTTCATTGCCTACTCCAACAGCGCAAGACTTCAAAAGGCGCGGACCGAACAGCAAACAACAAGGTTTGAGCAATATGGAGAATTGGGTGGGGTTGCTCCCAACACCAACAGCAATGGACAGCACAAACGCAACAGCCAACATGAAATCAACACAAGTAAAACCTGGATCAATGCACAGCGTAACATTGAGCAGGGCAATTACAATGGGAATGCTACCGACACCAAGGACAAGCGACAAAAATATGCACTGGAAAACAGAGAATTGGAAGGGCGACGATTTGGGCAGTCATATAAACGATATTTTTGGCACTCGTTCCCATCTCAATCCCCGATTTGTGGCGGAAATGATGGGCTTCCCACCGAATTGGACGGAATTACCTTTTCAAAGTGGCGAAACGAATCAATTAAAGCATATGGAAATGCCATAGTGCCTCAGGTGGTTTATCAAATTTTTAAAGCAATCAATGAATATGAATCAACTACTCTGTAAATTCTGCGGCCAAACGGAGGTCAATTACAAGCAAAACGGACCGCACATTCAGGCAAATTGCTCAGTTTGCGGCTCTTTTATTAAGTTTGTGCCTCAGGCTACTGAAATTGATGTCATGCCTTTCGGTAAATACAAAGGGCAGGCGCTTAATACAATCATGGATAAAAGTTACTTAAAATGGCTGCTTTTAAACCTGAAATCCGGGCAATGCAATATGAAAAATCCTGAAAAGTTGATTAAGGCGCTTGAAAGGAGATTGGGGTAATGTCAGATAGTAATTCTTACGATGATAAATATAAAAAATTTAAAAATACTTTCAGAATTGAGGTTTACAAATTATTGCAAAGAGGTTATGAATATAAATGCTCCATTGAATTTCCAAGAGATTATTTTAGAATGCAATGCAATTTATATTATAGCTTTTTCGGTGAAACTAATTCAAAATATGAATCACATAAAAGACAATTTGAAAAGTTTTCTGAATTAAGTTATGAGCAAGTGAGAAAATACAGAGAAAACGGAGCTTTATATTTAACACAACCAAAAAGAGAGGAACCAGAGGGAACAAAATTTGATTGTGCAGGCGAAATGGTAATAATTCCAAAATGGAGGGATATTGAGACAAGAGGAGGTCAATTTGATGATTCAGATGATTGAGCTAACGGCTGCGGCTATATTCTCGTACCGTAATACGAGAACTAAACATCAAAAACAGTAGAAATTATGAACGAAGAACAAAAGATTGATAAAACCACAAAAAAGGCATGGAATATAGCCGATGTTATAGGCTGGCTATTATTCGTACAGGGTTTTATATTCATGCAAAACTCAATAATATGGATGTTTAAAGCAACAGACGACCATTGGTTTAGTAGAATTTCAATGAGTTTAATATGCTTTGGTTTTGCAGGGATAATATTTAGGCTTCGCAAATAGCTTGCCTATAACAGTCCTGCAGGCGCCTGTTTTAATGGCGCTTGCAGTTTGTTAGCGTTTGTTTTGTATATTCGCAAAATATGTCAATCGTTAAAAGAAAATCGGCAACCGGCGGAGTTTACTATTTTAACACCGCAACAAAAAAATTTGCATCTGAGGCAGCATACAAAAAGCAAAAAGCGGCTCCCCTAGCAAAATACAAGACAAGAGGCAGCAAGCCCTCAGCCGCTAAATGCAGCACTTATGGCCGTTCTCTCTCTAAAAGGCCAACAAGCGCAGCAGGCAGAAACCTTAAACGCTGCGATTAATTATCATGCAGCGCTTCACAGCTCAACAAATTGTAAACGCTTACAAGCGGCAAGGCTTTGAGCTTGATGAGAGGCCGTTTGCAATGAATCTGTTTGGCGTGAGGTCCCCAAATAAGCAAAGCGGCAAATTTGATGATACACTCGGCTACATTTTTAAAAACGGCTCAGGGCAGTGGGAAATTTGGCAAGCTCCTGGAACTACAGACACCGGAACATATTGGCTGAAAAACATTTGGCCCGGGCAAAAAGCAGCCGCACTACTTGCTGAGGGGCAGTACAAAGGAGCCTATCAATTAGGCACTCATTACACTTACAGAGCTTTAGTTCAAACAGGCGGACCGGTTACAATTTACAGAGATTACAACCGAGACGCAATTACCGACTTTGATCCGGCAACAAAGCAAAGCGGTTTTTTTGGCATAAACATTCACAGGGCAAACAGAGTAGGAAAAACAGAGGTTATTGCAGATCACTCAGCCGGCTGCCAGGTTTTTCAGTCCGTAGATGAATTTAACTCAATGCTCAAATTTGCTGAAAGCGCCTCACAGAAATATGGAAACAAGTTTACTTATACTTTATTTGATCAGAGACAGGCAGCGAGAACGGCTTTAGGCAATGCAATAAGAGTCGGCGGCGTTTTTGCTTTAGGTGCTTTTGCTTTTATCCGTTTGCGGAAACAATCTTTTTAGACCAGGACCAACCGGTGGAGCCTCCCCATAACTGCCATGCAATCCAGCCGTTTGAGTCCTTTATGTGCAAATTGTCAAATTGATGCCTGGGGAAATACTGAGAAATTTTTTTAACAATCGCAAATGGAACAGATCCGCCGCGAGAGATTAACCGGGCCATAGCAATACCTACAGCCGTTCCGCCTCTGCGGTATTTTTTGCGTAGCAATAGCCCTTTAATGGCATTTTGCCTCACCTGAGCCGGTATGCGGTAAAATTTCACGATTGCAATATAGGGGAACTTGAGGAATGATCCTCAACAGTCAAAACCTCAACATCATGCTGCGAGGCGCAATTTTTTGTAACCCTTATTTTATTTTCG